TTAACCTGCGGGCCAGCGTCCGTCCGATTATTACCTATATCTTTGTGCTGGAGCTTCTGGCGGTTAATGCAGCCGGGTTCTGGTATGCGTGGCAGACAAATGTCCCGTTTAATGAGATGTTGACCAAAATCTTTTCAGAAGACGAAATGCAGATCCTGTCGTCTATCGTAGCGTTCTGGTTTGGGACACAGGCTTTCCAGAAAAAGTGAAAGTCAGCGAGCGTGCCATAACGCTAATAAAGCACCACGAGGGGGTCAGGTTTACCCCCTACAGGTGTCCGGCGCTGCTGTGGACTGTGGGGGTAGGCCATGTTTTGTACCCTGAGCAAGGCAGACTAAAGCTAACCGATCGGGGGCAGTTTGCTATAAAAATTGAAGATTTCCGCAAGTTTAGTACGGAGGAAGTCGATGCTTTACTTGCTCAAGATCTTGGTCGATTTGAGCAGGGCGTGGCCCGATATTGCCCTGCTTCTGTTAGTAGCCAAAACCAATTCGATGCACTGGTCAGCTTTAGCTTCAATGTGGGGCTAGGCACCCTCCAGCGGTCCACCCTCCGAGCCAAGTACAACCGGGGCGAAATAGAGGGCGCTTCGGAAGATTTTTTGAAGTACGTTCGAGGAGGCGGTAAAGTGCTGCCGGGTCTAGTGGCCCGAAGGAAAGACGAAAGAGCTCTTTTCTTATCTTGATTGAATAACCACAGATTGGAGATTTATGCCGTACAGTTCCGAGTCCGGTAAGCCGGAAATCAAGTGGATTATTTCAAAACTTAAACCCAAGAAGATGCTTGACGTAGGCTGCGGCAGCGGCACATACGCCAAGTTGTCCCCAGACGCAGAATGGACCGGCGTTGAAATTTGGGAACCGTATGTCGATAAATTCGACCTTAAAAACCTTTACAAAACATTGATTATTGAGGACGCCAGAAAATGGCTGCCGACAGACTTTTACGACGTTGCGATCGCCGGCGACGTGCTAGAGCACATGACGCCAGAAGAAGCGGCCGACCTGATGAAGAGGCTTCGAGCCTGCGCAAAGGCCGTGGTCATCAGCATTCCAATCGGCAAATATCCGCAGGATGAATACGACGGCAACCCGTATGAGGCACATGTAAAAGACGATTGGACAGACGAGGAGGTCCGATCAATCTTCGGCGAGCCTGCGTGGTCGCGGGTTTCAAATGAAATCGGCGTCTATGTTTACGGCGATTTTACCTTGCGCCTTAAAATAGCCGTTTATGCTATTAGCAAAAACGAAGAAAAGCATGCCGCCCGGTTCTGTGAGTCGGCCAAGGATGCAGACCTAATTTTTGTGGCCGATACCGGGTCAACTGATAATACAGTTGAGATTTTAAAGGCTAACGGGGCTCAGGTCGGGAATATCTACATTAACCCGTGGCGCTTTGACGACGCCCGTAATGCCGCCTTGGCGCAGCTCCCGGCCGACGTGGACGTGTGCCTAAGCATGGACCTTGACGAGGTCCTGCAGCCCGGCTGGCGGGAAGAGATTGAAAGAGTCTGGATTCCCGGCGTTACGACGCGGCTTCAGTACAAGTTTGACTGGGGTTTTGGGATCGTCTTTTATTATCAGAAAACCCATGCCCGTAAGGGGTATCGCTGGCATCACCCGTGCCACGAATATCCTGTCCCCGACCGACTGCCGGAAAACTGGGGGTATTCTGAAAAATTGCTGATTGTCCACAAGCCGGACCATACGAAGTCCAGAAGCCAGTATTTGGACCTGCTGCGGATCAGTATTGAGGAGGATCCGCGGTGTCCCCGAAATGCCTTTTATTATGCCCGCGAGCTGTATTTCGTTGGGCAATGGAACGAAGCAATTAAGGAATGCCAGCGTTATTTGGCCCTCCCAAACGCTAACTGGGCGAACGAGAGGTGCTATGCCATGCGGGTAATCGGCAAGTGCTATCAGGAAATTAAGGATTTTGAGTCCGCATTGGCATGGTTTAGGCGTGCCTGCAGTGAAGCGCCGTATACCCGAGAGCCGTGGCACGACCTTGCGCTATGCTGTTATTTAACCTCCCGGTGGCCGGAATGCTTTGGGGCGGCACAGACCTGTATCGCAATAACCAACCGGGAAGACGTATATACGGTTGATCCTGCCGTATGGGGGGCCGCGCCTTTTGATTTAGCGGCCATAGCAGCATGGAACTTAAAACTGTATGATTCGGCAAAGAAATATGCTAAAGATGCCGTGGATTTGGCTCCAGACGATCTGCGATTAAGAAAAAACCTAGAAGCCATTTCCAGACAGGCGTCTGCCGCATAATAGGCCCTCCATAATCTCCTGCAGATGGGGATGAAGATGACGACAAGCTCGACATACGACTTCAACCCCAGCTTAGGCGAAATAACGCTTTATTCGTTTAATCTTTGCGGTGTTCGTAATACCGCAATTCTGCAGGAGCACATGGAATCGGCGCGTATGGCGGCGAACATGCTGCTCGGGCGCTGGAGCAGTCAGGGCGTTAATCTGTGGGCGGTTGACCTGCAGACGATCCCGCTAAAACAAGGGTGCGCGACATATAAAATACCCTCTAATACGATCGTTATGCTGGACACTTATATCGTCCAAAATAACGGCTCGCAGAATATCGACCGCCTGATTTTACCGATCAGCCGCACCGAATATGCCTCCTACCCGAATAAGCAGCAGCAGGGTTTCCCGACGACCTACTGGTTCGACCGCCTGCTGTCCCCGACGGTTACCGTATGGCCGGTCCCTGATGGAAACGAGTGTGCGCTGCGGTATTACCGGGTAAGGCAGATTCAGGACGCGGAATTTGTAGACGGGACGCAAATTGAGATCCCATATTACTTTCTTGAGGCTTTTGCCTACGGCCTTGCGCTGCGGCTGGCAATGGTCTGGGCGCCTGAGAAAGTTCCGATGCTCAAGCCTTTGGCTGATGAGTCTTGGGATATTGCATCGCGCCAGAACATAGAAACGGCGCAGCAATACATTTCTCCTGTTGTTGCAGGGTATTGGAGGCCGTAAGTGGCATACGCGTCACAAGCCGGCCGAGCACGAACAAACGCCTCGAACCCGCAAGCGCATGCAATATGCGATCGCTGCGGGTTTCGCTATAACTGGGTTGATTTGCAGTGGCAGTTTGACTGGCGCGGCGCTTCGCTGCAGAACTTGCGCATTCTCGTGTGCCGCGATTGCGTTGATAAACCGCAAGAGCAGCTTCGCGCGATTGTTGTGCCTGCTGATCCGACGCCTATTGTTAATGCCCGCGTTCAAGATTTTGTTGCCGCTGAAACTAATTACCACACCGTCGTAAACCCGCCGCAGGTCAATGCGCAGACCGGACTGCCGGTTCCGCAGACCACGACGCTGATTACGCAGGACGGCCAGAACATGACGATCACTCCGATCGGCATACCTTCTGACCTTGATCCGGGCGCTGTAATGCCACTTGAAGGCACGACGCATTACGGCGTACAGCTCCCGGTCATCTCAATTACTTCGATTGGCGCAAACAAGATTTCCGTGACTTGCTCGGCCGCCCACGGCCTTTCCAACAATAATCAGGTTTCTGTTCAGGGACTGAGCAACACCCTTGCCAACGGCATGTACAGCGTCACGGTAACCAGCGCCACGGCATTTACTTACCTGACGTATTCGCCTGTGCCGACGGGCAGTTTGTTGACTGGTGGAACGCGCGTTATAACGGCCAATGTGGGATTGCCGCTTGGCTATACTCAGATTCCTCAAACGGGACCCTGATTCATGGCTAACACAACAATTCCTCAACTTCCGGTTGCTGTCACCCTTACTGGGACCGAGCAGCTAGAGGTTATTCAGAACGGCGTTTCGGTTCGCACGACCGCGCTGCAGGTTTCCGGTCTTCAGCCCGGCGCTACTGGCCCCACCGGGCCTGCCGGCGCCACCGGCCCTACGGGGGTTGGTAGCACTGGACCTACCGGCGCAACGGGTATCCAAGGCGTTACTGGCCCTACTGGCCCTACAGGATGGACAGGCCCCACCGGCGCCGCGTCAACCGTAACCGGCCCGACCGGAGCTACGGGCGCAACCGGCCCTAGCGTTACTGGCTCAACCGGCCCAACCGGCCCGACCGGCTGGACAGGTCCTGCTGGCGGCCCGACTGGCCCGACCGGCGCGACTGGCGCGACTGGCGCTACAGGTCCAACCGGCCCGACCGGCGCGGCCGGAGCAGCTTCTACCGTCACCGGTCCTCCCGGTTGGACGGGGCCGCAAGGCGCAACTGGGCCGACCGGCGCAACAGGTGCAGCTTCCACGGTTACAGGCCCTAC